CCATGGGTTCTTAGCAAAGTACCCCGGAACTTTAGGTAACTCTCTTGAAATTCAAATCTGTCCATTTGATACAGGTGCAGATTCCGCATTTACAAGCTGGGGTCTGAGAGAAGAGTTTAACACTGCTCCCGGAACTTCTGCTTTTGCAACAGGTAAAAATGCAACTAACGATGAAGTGCATGTTGCCGTTATTGACAGAGGCGGCGAGTTTACAGGAACTAAGGGTTCTGTTCTTGAAGCATTCCCATTTGTTTCTCTTGCATCTAATGCAAAGAATGCAGACGGTTCCACAAACTATATTGCTGACGTAATCAATAATGGTTCCTCTTACATCTGGCTTGCTGATGCTGCTAACATCGACTCTGACTACAGATTAGCAGGTGCTGGTACAGACGCAGATTCCGGTAACGACTTCGCCCTCACATCTGCGAAGCAGGTAGTAAAGACTATCAGACTCGCAAATGGTGCGAATGCTCAATCTTTGGGTCCATCCGCATACGCAAATGCGTTTGATCTGATTGAAGACGTCGATGCATATCAGGTAGACTTCTTAATTGCTCCAGGAACACCTTCGAGCGGTAACAAGACTACAGACAGACAAACAGCAGATACAATCGTAACCGACCTTAACTCGATTGCTGCGACAACTCGTAAAGATTGTATTGTAGTTGCTTCTCCTCCAAGAAGTTCTGTAATCAATACAACTTCTCCAGTAACAGATACCATTGCATATGCTGATACACTGCCATCCAGTTCGTATATCTTCCTTGACAACAACTGGTTAAAAGTATTCGACAAGTATAACGACGAATATATCTACATTCCAGCATCGTCTTCTACTGCTGGTCTGATGGCACAATCTGACTTTAACACTGCACCATGGTTCTCTCCTGCTGGTTTGAGAAGGGGTCAATACTTTGGTGTTGTAGATATTGCACAATCTCCTGTAAAGGCAGAGCGTGATCAACTCTACAGAGCAAACGTAAACCCAATCGCAAATATTCCGGGTGGTGGTATTACACTGTTCGGCGATAAGACCATGCTGCGTAGACCTTCTGCGTTCGATAGAATTAACGTTCGTAGACTTTTCCTCGCTCTCGAAAGAGCAATCTCCCGTGCTGCACGTTCTGTACTGTTTGAATTCAACGATGAATTTACCAGAGCAGAATTTGTCAACATTGTAGAACCTTTCCTGAGAGAAGTTAAGGGTCGCCGTGGTATCACTGACTTCAGAGTAGTTTGTGACGAAACAAACAACACTCCTGAAATTATTGATCGCAATGAATTCATTGCTACTATCTTCATTAAGCCTGCACGTTCTATCAACTACATCACTCTGAACTTTGTAGCAGTTAGAACTGGCGTGGACTTTGAAGAAGTAGTCGGTCTGTCATTCTAAACCGCTTAACTAAGGAGATATAAAAGATGGCTATTCTTGGAGTTGATGACTTCAAAGCAAAACTGAAAGGTGGCGGTGCTAGACCTAATCTATTCAAAGCAACGATCAACTTTCCGGGTTATGCAAACGGTAACGTAGAACTTACCTCGTTTATGTGTCGGGCAGCACAGTTGCCCGGTTCTATCATGTCTGAAATCATTGTACCATTCAGAGGACGTGAACTGAAGATTGCTGGTGACAGAACATTCGATGTTTGGACACCAACAATTATTAATGACACGGACTTTGCTGTAAGAGATGCAATGGAGCGTTGGATGAACGGTATTAACGCTCATTCCGACAACAGCGGTCTTACCAACCCTGTAGACTATCAGGCAGACTTGATTGTAGAGCAACTTGACAGAGATGGTTCTACTCTCAAGACCTACAACTTCCGTGGGTGTTTCCCAACCAATATCGATCCGATTGATCTGTCCTATGATCCAGCGGCTGCGATTGAGGAATTCTCTGTGACTTTCCAAGTCCAGTACTGGGAATCTAACACAACATCCTAATAGGATGACTAAATAGGGGGTAGAATACACTGCCCCCTATTATACCATTTGGAGAAACGTTTTGGCAGACGATAATAGTTTAAAACTCTTTGGATTTGAAATCTCAAGAGCAAGAAACGAAAAGAAAAAAGAACAACTACCGTCTATTGTACCACCATTAGATGATGATGGCGCAGGTTATGTTACTGCTGCCGGGAGTCATTATGGCTCTTATATTGACTTAACTGGGGATAAAGCAAAAGACGATAAAGATTTAATTAGACAATATCGCACAGTAGCGATGCATCCAGAAGTGGATGGTGCTATTGAAGATATTGTAAATGAAGTTATTTCTGGTGAAGATGATATTGTTGAATTGAACCTTGATGAAGTAGAAACTACAGATTCTATTAAGAAGCAAATCAGAGAAGAGTTTGATAATGTTTTGAGTATGCTTGACTTCAAGAACTATGCTCATGATATTTTCCGCAGATATTATGTAGATGGTCGCATTTACCATCATTTGGTAGTAGACCCTAAGAATCCAGGTAATGGTATTCAAGAAGTCAGACCTATTGATTCTGTAAAGATTCGTAAAGTAAAAGAAGTCAAGAAAGAAAAAGATCCTGCTACTGGTGTAGAAATTGTAAAAAAAGTTGATGAATACTTCCTGTATTCTGATACTAATCAAACTACTTTTGAAAATACAATGAAGGGTGGTACTACAGTAAAGATTTACCCTGATTCTATCAGTTATGTAACAAGTGGTCTGCTTGACTCCACTAGAAAAAAGGTAGTCTCTTACTTACATAAAGCACTGAAACCTATTAATCAGTTGCGTATGATGGAAGATGCTCTGGTTATCTACAGACTCTCCCGTGCTCCTGAACGCCGAATCTTCTATGTTGATGTAGGTAACTTACCTAGAGGTAAAGCAGAGCAGTATCTGAAAGATATTATGACCAGATATAGAAATAAACTGGTCTATGATGCGAATACAGGCGATCTTAAAAATGATTCTAAGCATATGTCAATGCTTGAAGACTTCTGGCTCCCTAGAAGAGAAGGTGGTAGAGGCACAGAAGTTTCTACACTTCCCGGTGGTCAGAACTTGGGCGAGATTGATGACATCGTTTACTTCCAGAAGAAACTCTATAAAGCACTTAATGTTCCTGTAGGTCGTCTAGACCCAGAACAAGGTGGTGGTGGTATTCTTGGTAGAGCTACTGAGATTACCAGAGATGAGTTTAAGTTCCAGAAGTTTGTTGATAGACTGCGCAGAAGATTTGCAGAATTGTTCTACAACATTCTCAAGAAACAACTTCTTCTTAAAGGTATTATTACTGAAGAAGATTGGAATGATTGGAAGAACAATATTACTGTAGAGTATATCACAGATAACTACTTTACAGAATTAAAAGATTCTGAGATTCTTAGAGAGCGTTTGAATATGCTCAGAGAGATGGAACCATATCTCGGTACATTCTACTCTAAAGAATGGACTCAAAAGAACGTATTAATGTTATCAGACGATGACATTAAGACAATGGCGGATCAGATTGATAAAGAAAAGAAATCTGGTGAAATTGAAGAACCTGAACCCGAAGTTTAAATTATTATAAATATTATTGAATTTTTTTATTAGGATATAACAAATGACTGAAATCGTTGACTTTTTAAATAATGTTACTACTAAAAACTTTGTTGAAGCAGAAAAGCAGTTTACTGAACTGCTTAACGACAAACTCTCTTCTCGTTTAGACGATGAGAAAGTTCGTGTTGCTAATAAAGTTTTTAATAATGTTACTGATGATGTAGAAGATGAAGCAGAATTATCTGCTGAATCAGAAGAAGAACAGTCAGAAGTAGAAGTAGAAGATGAAGACATTTAAGGAATTTAGTCTGAATATTATTCCTAAAGGACATCAGATGGTTAAAATCTTGCAGTCCAAACAGGGTGAGGTCATGGTTACTAAGAAAGGTAATGAATTTAACATTATGTTTGATAACCAGACTGTAGATACAGAAGATAACGAACGGGATGCAATGAGATCAGCCCGAAATTTTGTTCAAATGATGAGTAAGGGTAAACTTACTGGAGCAAGCTCTTCTAATATAGGCGGCAAAAGAACCGGAAAAGGTGGATACTTCAAATGAAATTGATTACAGAACATACAGAAAATGTTGAATATATCGTTGAAGCAAAAGAAGACGGTAGTAAAAATTATGTAATCGAAGGTATTTTTGCCCAAGCAGAACAAAAGAACAGAAATGGTAGAATTTATCCAAAAGCAATTTTGGAATCAGCGGTATCTAAATATGTTAATGAGCAGGTAAGCACACAGCGAGCAGTAGGTGAACTGAATCACCCTGCTGGACCTATCATTAACTTAGATAAAGTTTCTCATCGAATTACCGAACTCAAGTGGAACGGTAATGACGTGATGGGAAAGGCACTTATTCTTGACACACCAAATGGTAAGATTGTGAAAGGTCTCTTAGATGGTGGAGTTAAGCTAGGTGTTTCAACTCGTGGTATGGGAACTCTTGAGCAAAAGAATGGTGTGAACATGGTTGGTAAAGACTTTGTTCTTAACACTGTAGACATCGTACAAGACCCTTCTGCACCGTCAGCTTTTGTTGATGGAATTATGGAAGGTGTAGAGTGGATTTGGAACAACGGTGTTCTAGAAGCGCAAGAACTTGAAAGAATTGAGACTGAAATTAAGAATGCTTCTAAGTCTGACCGCAGTGCGGTTGAGATTCGGGAGTTTAAGAATTTCCTCTCTAAGATTAATCTTTAATAGGAGATAAAAATGTCCAGACAAGAAATGTATGAAGACATTGAATCTGTTGAAGAAATGGTCGTGGATCCTGATCCTGAAGAGGAAGAAGAAGCTCACGACGAATCTGAAGCAGAAGCAGATGCTGAAGAAGAAGTATCTGAGGCAATGGCACCTGCAGCTAAAGGTAAAGCTGTAGCACCTGAAGTAGATGGTGCAAAGGTTGCTGCTGATGATGCTGCTAAGATCAAAGCATCCGCACCATCCCAAGCTAAAGTTCCGGGTGGAGCAGCTGTAGCAGCTGAACCAATGCCTAAAACTAAGGCTGGTATGATCAATGCGATGTATGGCAAAATGAATGCTATGAAGAAGTCTGATCTTATGGCTTCTTATAACAAAATGATGAATGCCATGGCTCATGGTATGAAAGAAGATGTAGATGCAGAAGATGCTACACCAGAAATTCATGAAAAAGCAGCAGCGGTTTCCGTTGATGTAACTGCTGACATGAATGCTCTTGTAGAATCCGAAGCAACTCTGTCCGAAACCTTTAAGGACAAAGCAGCAATCATTATGGAAGCTGCTGTTAAGTCTAAGGTTTCTGAAGAAGTTGCACGCATTGAATCTGAACTTCAAGAAGAATTTGACGAAGAACTCAAGACCACCCGTGAGGAAATGGTAGAGCAAATCGACGGATATCTGAACTACGTTGTAGAAAAGTTCATGGAAGAGAACAAGCTTGCTATCGAGCATGGTCTCCGCACTGAACTTGCAGAGGACTTCATGAACGGTCTTAAGAACCTGTTCACTGAGTCTTATGTAGACGTACCAGAGTCCAAGGTTGATTTGGTTGATGAGTTAGGAACTCAGGTTCGTGAACTTGAAGAAAAACTCAATGAAACCACAGAACAATCTATCCGTATGAACGGTGAACTGGAAGAACTGAAGCGTGATGCTATCATCCGTGAACATTCCCGTGATCTCGCTGAAACACAGGTAGAGAAGTTGAAATCCCTTGCTGAAGATATTGATTTCGAAGATGAAGAAACTTTCGCTCAGAAGGTATCTACTATCAAGGAATCGTACTTCACTAAGAAAACTCCACAGGTTGTCGGTGAAGAAATTGATGAGACTGTAGAAGAGGAAGAAGTTTCCGATACTATGTCTCGTTACATCTCCGCAATCAAAAGAACCGCAAAACAATAATAAGAAAGAAGGTGTATAAGAAATGACTCCTACTGTATCTTACGATAAACTCGTACAAAAGTGGGCACCAGTACTGAACGAAGAAACTGCTGGTCCTATTTCCGATCATTACCGCAAGCAAGTAACTGCGGCAATCCTCGAAAACCAAGAAAAGGCTATGCGTGAAGAAGCACAACAGGCTTCTTTTGGCATGATTTCTGAAGCAGGCACCGAGACCAGCAATGTTGCTAACTTCGATCCTGTACTGATTTCGCTCGTGCGTCGTGCTATGCCTAACCTGATCGCATACGATGTATGTGGTGTACAGCCAATGACTGGTCCTACTGGTCTCATCTTTGCGATGAAGTCCAACTACAAAACTACCCGTGCTGGCGCTACCTCTGGTGATGAAGCACTGTTTGACGAAGCAATCACTGGTTTTGCCGGAGATTCCTCGTTTGATCAGGACACTGCTACTGATCCTGCTGGTCTGGATTCCTCTGCTGTAGGTTCTGACTCCGATGCAAATGATAACCGTCGCACTGCACTTGCTGGTGGTGGTATGTCTACTGCTAATGCTGAAGCACTTGGCAACGGAACTAACTCCGAATTCGCTGAAATGGGTTTCACCATTGACAAGGCAACAGTAACTGCTAAGTCCCGTGCACTCAAGGCTGAGTACACAATGGAACTGGCACAAGACCTGAAGGCAATCCACGGTCTTGACGCTGAGACAGAACTCGCTAACATTCTGTCTGCTGAAATCCTTGCGGAAATTAACCGTGAAGTGATTCGTACCATTAACTCCCAAGCGAAGACTGGTGCTACTACAGTAACTGGTTCCACTTCTACACAAGGTATCTTTGACCTGAACGTAGACGCTGACGGTCGTTGGTCGGTAGAGAAGTTCAAAGGACTGATCTTCCAGCTCGAGCGTGAAGCAAACCAGATTGCTAAAGACACCCGTCGTGGTCGTGGTAACTTCATCATCTGTTCGTCCGATGTAGCATCCGCAATGGCTGCTGCTGGCATGCTGGACTACGCTCCTGCAATGAACACTGGTCTGAACGTTGATGACACAGGTAACACTTTCGCTGGTGTCCTGAACGGTAAGCACAGAGTATACATTGACCCATATGCAGTTTCTGACTACGTAACTGTTGGTTACAAGGGTTCCAATGCATACGACGCTGGTGTATTCTACTGTCCATACGTGCCTCTGACTATGGTACGTGCGGTTGGTGAAAACTCCTTCCAGCCTAAGATTGGTTTCAAGACTCGCTACGGCATGGTCTCGAACCCATTCGTTGACGTTGGTAACGCTGCTAACCGTGATGGTCTTGCTGCTGTTAAGACCAACCAGTACTACCGTATCTTCCGTGTAGACAACATTCTGGCATAATAACTATAATAAATGTCAATATAAATACTGGGGGAGCAACCGCTCCCCCTTTTTTGTTGGAGAATATAAATGGTAGAAACATTAACTGGCAATAAAAATTATTTGCAGCCTACTGGGTTTAGAGTAATTATTGATAGAGAGAACTATCCTAATCTAGAGTTTTTTGCGCAGTCTGTAGATCACCCAGATGTGTCCATCACTGCACCTAATGTTCCATACTCTCGTATTGGCAGTATTAGTCTTCCTGGAGATGCTCTTGAGTATTCGCAGTTAAATGTCACATTTATTCTTGACGAAGATATTAAATCATATCTTGAACTTTATAATTGGTTAGAAGATATGGTGAATACAGACTTTGTTTCTCAGGAAGCAAGATCGAATAGAAGCACATCTTCTGTGCCAACTCAAGCAGATATTTCGGTTTCTATTCTTACAAGTCATAACAACCAGAATAAACGTATCCTATATAAAGGTTGTAACCCTACATCCCTCAGCGGTTTACAGATGACAGCTGTGGCATCCAGCGTAGAATACCTAACATTTAATGCTTCTTTTGCATTTACGGGCTTTGAATTCAAAGGGTAATATAGTATACTAAGTAAGTAGAACTTACATACAGGATTATATAATGAAACTTGACTTGGAAAGCATCCTAGAGATGTGGAAAGATGATTGCAAGATTGAAGAGTTTAAACTTGATGAAGTGTCTAGACAGACTCCTTCTCTGCATGCAAAGTATCTTGAGATACGATCCCTGACAAAATTAAAACTACAAGAAGTAGAACTTGCGCAGAAAACACTGCTCAAGAATAAATGGTTGTATTATAATGGTAAGATGGATGAAGAATCTATTCGAGAGTTTGGTTGGGACTTTGATCCGTTTAATGGATTGAAAGTTCTCAAAGGAGATATGGATCACTATTACGATTCAGATACAGACATTCAAAAGTCTGAAGCAAAAATTACCTACTATAAAACTATGCTAGATACACTAGACGAGATAATTAATAATTTAAAATGGCGCCACTCGACTGTTAAGAATATGATCGACTGGCGAAGATTTGAGGCTGGAGGATGAGTTACGTGGCTTTATTTGACGATACTGAATTTATTTCCCATGCTGGTTTAACACTAGGATGGAAGATCGAGATGGATGCGCTGTATACAGATGATTGGCGGTGCCTCGCTAAAATGATCATGGAATATGAAAATAGACCATTCCGTGAAGCAGTTGGTATTCCAAGAGGTGGTGTTCGTTTAGGGCAGATGCTTAACGAGTATGCAACTGGCAATCCAGATGATCCTATTCTGATTGTAGATGACGTATATACGACGGGCACAAGTTTTAGAGAGTTTATTGAAGAAAACTACAAAGGCGAAAATCTATTCTGTTGGGTAGTTTTTGCTCGCAACGCAATTGATAAACGCCATATTAAAGCATTGTTCCAAATGCCTTCTAAGTTCAGATCAGAAAAATGAGTGATTTAGTAGTCAGACAAAAAAACTACTCTGCATTACAAATCCAGTGTGAACCTCATGTCGCAAATGAGTTGAATGATTTTTTTGCTTTTGAAACACCGGGATACAAATACATGCCATCCTATAAGAACGGTAGGTGGGATGGTAAAACACGACTGTTCAATGTTCGCAATAATGAACTGCCTGTCGGTCTCTGGGAGTATCTGTCTGATTTTATTAAACCAAGAAACTATACACTCGGTGTTGACTATGATACTCAGTACGGAGCGCCAGACGCCAAACTCGCAGTTCGACCTTTAGATGTTTACAAATTTATTCAGAAACTAAACTTGCCCTTTGAGGTAAGGGAATATCAGTTTGATGCAGTTTGTCAAGCTCTACAGTCCAGACGTGCTATTCTACTTTCACCTACAGGTTCTGGTAAATCTCTGATTATCTACATTCTGATGATGTGGTATCTAGAGCATTATGATAAACGTATTCTAATTGTAGTTCCAACAACTTCACTTGTTCAGCAGATGTTCTCTGACTTTGAC